GGAGCCGATAAATCGGCGCCTGTAAATCCAGTGCGAGCAACCGTTCCGCCAGGGTGTGTCCCCTTGGTCGTTCCGGCCGAGGCTGTCATGCCTACGCGCTCTTTGAGTGCAGCAGAGGAAGAGTCGAAGGTAGATCCATTCTTTGAAGAAGCATGGACTACCGTTAAACTCTTCCTAACTTTAGTGGTCCCTGAAGGGGTACGCGGATCGCGATCCTTCAGGTGTAGAAGACTCCCGTCTCTCCGCTCCAAGCTCTTGAATGTCTTTCGAGCTAGGGGCGACCTTGGGCTAGTAACTTGGCTCAAGGATTGGTCACATGCGTGTAGGGAATCCGCAATTACTCGTGGGAGACTTGCGAATTGCTATCGATATTGGTTTGGACGCCGTCTTGGAGTGAGGGCCCTGCTTACTTTTGGTAAGCTGGGCCGGGCACTCCCGGTCGTCCGAACCAACACACGCGGCGGGGGTAAAGTGTTAAAGGCGGCATACGTGCAACACCGTAGAGATGTTACGACAGTTGACAACTGTCCTCCGGAGAACTTAATTGCACGTGTGTCGGACCTATTGATGAAGGATGTGAAGGAGGGCGAAAGGGCCGGAAGACCGCAGTTTCACACAAGCGGTTCCGCCACCCTCTCCACATCTGCGAAGGAGGGGGGTCTCGCCAAGGAGTTGTATACGCCTGGGTATCCGTTGGGGCACCTCGGTCTTGTCTCGGATGTCGCGCATTGGCCGCACGAGCTAAGACCTGTAGGTCCACGGTACCCATACCGTCATCACCTCAAGAAAGAGCCTCTGTCATTCCGAACTCGGTGCGCCGAGGTCAAGGATTGGACACGGGATCCTGATCCTCAGTCCGCCACCCCGTGGCTCGCTGACGGTGTTTTCGAACTCCGTCAAGCTCGCGTCACGGTGGTGAAGGAACGAGGGCACAAATTGCGGGTAGTAACACCCTTACATAGTGTTAATGTGACCACTGGTCACGCTGTAAGGGATACTATCTGGCCCATAATTGTGCAGGATCGCACGTTCGACCTTGGCCAAGACGACCTCGACCCATTCGGATCTCCTACGATCAAACCCGGTGAGTATGTGGTTTCGGCGGATCTAAGCCGAGCCACTGATTTGGTTTCTCATGCATGGAATAAACCCCTGCTTGAGTCTCTACAAATCCGGCTGGGCCTAAGTAAAGAGTGGTTGACCACCGCAGTCATGATGATGAATGCGTACCAGATAACCTACCCTGACGGGAAGGTTGTCCATCGCACAACATCAGGCTGGCTAATGGGTCATCCTCTTACTTGGGCCCTCCTCTGCTTACTTCATAAGCAGATCGCCGTACTCGCTGGTTTGAGAGTATTTAAGATCCGAGGGGACGATTTAATCGGACTAGGAACTGACGAGGCCATCGGACGTTACATGGACCTGATGAAGTTGGCTTCTTTTAAAGTTAACGAAAAGAAGACTTTCATCAGTCGGCACGGCGGGATCTTTGCCGAGCTTGCGTACGTCCGTCGAGGTGATCGCATCGTACCCTTCCACGTGGGTGCTATCCCGAGAGCAGGTCCAACCGCTGACTTGAGTTCGCTCGAGTCGGCTTGGACCACAGCGGAGCTGCTGCCTGCCGCACCACGGCGTCGATTCGTCAACGCTTTGTGGTCGGCCTATAAAGGGCCGCTAGCTGCCGCTCGGCGCGAGGGGATTCCAATCACACTACCAAGGATCTTAGGTGGTGTGGGGATCCCCACGCGCTCTGGCTCAATCGGGAAGTACATCGCTGGGA